AGTCACTGACCATGTCGGCTTCAATGTATTGCTGAAACACAAAATAATCAGTCGCTAGCGAGGCATAACTTGATGTCGAACCAAGTAAAAGCGCATATGGAAATGCTGGCACGCCAGATCCAGCCGTGCCCCAATTACCCTTCGCTGGCTGCGACGCCAAATACGCCCATCGATCAACTGTGTAGCCGAGCACCGCACTATTGGTGATGCCGCGCTGGTTGATCCGCATATCGCCGTTGATGATGCGGTTGTCGCCCATCGGCACCAGCACAGTCGAAATGGTGCCGTCCGCCGCCGCCTTGATCGACGTCCCATCGACCTTGACCGAGCCCAGCACCGTCGTCGAAGCAGGCGGCGGAAGACTGGCGGAATTGCTCGCAGGAACCCATTGCGAGGTGTTGGGGTCCGCATACCAGACGTACAATTGGCCGCCGACGCTGTCCCACCACAGAGCCCCTACGGAGGGCGCTGAAGGGGGTGTGTCGCTGACGGTGATCGAAGCCCCGCCGCCAGCCGCGCTGGCCCAGGAGAGGATCCCTGAGCCGTTGGTCGACAGGAATTGACCAGGCGTCCCGCCATAGATCGCAAGATTATTCGGGCTAGCGAGAGCAAGAAGCCCGTTGACCGCCAGGCCGCCCTGAATGGTGACGCCGGAGCCGTTGAAGACCGTCGAGCCGTCGGCCCGCGCGATGGTCAGCCACGTCCCAAGAAGCACGCCGGTCGTGGAATAAGCCTGGAGGCTGAAATTCGCCCCGACGTTGTTCAATCCCTCTGCTGTCTGGTCGCCTAAATTCAGCACCCAACGCATGACGTTGGACGCCGAGCAGAGAATAGCGCGGGCGTTGTTCACCGGAGCGTTCAGGACCAAGCTGTTTGGTCCTTGGACCGTGGTGACGCCGTTAACCGTCAGACTGCCGGTGACCGTGCCGCCTGCAATCGGCAGGTAAGGTCCGCCGGTGACCGGCGTCACCCAAGACAGATTCCCATTTCCGTCCGTCGCCGGAACCTGACCGAGCGAACCGCCGCCGATTTGCAGCTGCGCAACCGTGGGCAAATAAACCAGCGCCGAGCCATAAAATGTCAGCGCGCCTGAAGTCACTGAGCCGCCTGCGCCCAGCGTGACCGCGCCGGTGTAACCGCCGCCGCTGGCTGGAACCACAAGGTTCCAGGCTCCTAACGTGCGCCCATAGGTCTGATTGTCGGGCGGCTCCTCGACCCCGGCCCCATGCGCCTCGAGGTACTCGAGAGTCACCGCCTCCATCGGCTCGACCGGATCGCGGCTGAGCAGAACCGGATAGTCGAACGTGATCGTCGAGGACGAGATCTCAGCCGCGGTCGAAACGAAAGCGCCCTTGCCATCGAGCTGGTTGATCTGGAAATTCGGCGGCGAACTCCCGTCGTTGAGCGAGACTTGCCAGTAGAGCGAATTCACCGTCGCCGGCACGCCGGTAATGACAATGCCGTCGACGATCGAGGGCCCGCCGGTCGTGGAGCAACCTTCAGTCTGATCCCAATCGTTCGACGGCGGCAGCGGGTTGGGCGCCCACGTCGGCGGCTTAGCGGGAGGTCCGGGGATCCATTGATCGTTCAACCAAAGCTCCTCACTCGAGTTCGCTTCAGTCGTGAACCGCTCGCCTTCGAGCGCAGCCAGGCGGCGTTGAGGTCGTCAATCCGCTTGTCGACCTGCGCCCCCATCAAGAGCGCCTGCTGCTCTTCGCCAACCGCATGCAGATCGGCGTGCATCAACGCGGCGAAGAGGTACAATGACGGATAATTAGTGAAGACCCAGCTCGAGCCCGTGGTCGCGAACACCGGCACCTGCTGGAAATAATTCATCTGGAACAGCGTACCCTCGATCGGGTCGGGCGCGCCGCCGAAATAGATCGTCAACCCCTCGATCGTGTAGGTTAGCCAGGTCGAGTTGAAATTCTGCACATAGGTGCCGGAATAGGGCGTCGCCGGGATGCGAAAAAACTCGTCGCGCGGCTTGTAGGTGATCGGAATCCAGCCGGTCGGCGTGGCGTCGTTCGCCATTAAGATGAGATCCGTTTCGAGCCAATCGCTCGGCAACGGCGCGCAGCCACAGGTGACCGTGTTTTGCGTGGTCGCGATCATCTGGCCAATACGAAGCCTGGAATTCAGCTTCTCCTCAGCCATCGAAACGAACGAGGCGACCAGCGTCGGCGACCAATCCTGGCGATTGGCCCAATCGGCGATCTGCGTGCAAAAGGTGTCGTAATCGCTCATTGCGCCCCTCCCTGCCAATATTGAAGAGCGCCCTGCATTTGATCAGGCGTAATCCCTCCTTGCTGCCGATTTTGCTGAGCTGCGTACATTTGCGCCGGCGTGAACGGGGTTCCGATAGACGGGCTATCGTTATGCGGACTCCAGCCCGCTGGGCCCGGCGCAATCGGCTGGTGAGGATCGATATACGGCAGAGTGAGCGCAGGCGGCGGACCAGGCCTGGCCGGCATCTGCCGCCACCCCTGCTGGGGCGGTGGGGCGAAGTAACGATTAAACGATGCAGAATAAGCCCCGGTGTCGGCGCCAACTGGATCAGCAATATCGCCATTGTTCAGCATGGGATCGAGCTGTATCTGAGGATATTGAAAAGGGTCTTGCTGCGCCTGCGCATCAGCAAAACTCTGGCCGACAGCGCCCGTTCGCCGATCCTCGATATTCCGCGATGTCGGCAGCGGCTGGTAATTCATCCCAAACGCCGATCCATGCGAAGCTGGATGCTGCACTGGCTGCGGCGGTAGATTGCTGAAGATCCAATCCTGCCAGCCTGCCATCACATCCTCCCCATGGCCCAGAGGATGAGAACAATCATCAAAACAAAGACGATTATCCCGTTGGCGCTGTAACCAAACCCATAGCCTGGGCCCCACCGCGCGCCGAGATACGGCCCGCCGACGCCACCAGCGAGTACGATGATCAAAACGATGACGAGAACGAGGGCAAGCGGGCTCATGCTGCCATCCCTGGAATCGAATTGAGCGTCGTTCCCATCGCGACCGGCTTAATCGTTCGATTGCTGTTCGTCGGAGGAGGGGGGAGACCCCAAAGAGTATTGGATCCAGGCGACGACCCTTGAGGCACCCATCCCCATTCCTTGAGGTGAGCAAGCCACGCAGCCCAAGCAGCAGGATCGCTCAGAGGCCCATTCATTCAGGCGGCCTCCCTCGACTGAGCCAATAGGCGACCACGGCGCCGAAGGCGGCGACCAGGCCGCCGATCGCGCCCGAAGTGATCTCGTCGGTCGGAATGGTGAACAGCGCGCAGAAGGTGACGAGCCCCAAGAAGGCTAGGATCACCAACAGCGAAACGGTCAGCGTGCCGCCGGTCTTGTCGAACTTGCTGGCGGCGATCACCAAAACCACCGTCAAAACAACAGCAATCACTAGCCCTATAGACGCCGGATAATCCATGATCCGCGGCGTTGGCGGCGGAATGACCAGATCGGACGCAGCCATTCATCAGCTCGGCTCCGGCATAGAAGCGCCAGCAGGCAGGCCGGGAAGCTCGGCCTCCACCATCGGAGCGGCGGCCGGGATTTGTTTGAGGGCTTTCTTAAATTTCCAATAATACCCCGCTATTAAATCGGCCTTATCGGTGCCGTTGACGATCCGGCGCGCGTTGACGGGATCCTCGATCCCCTTCGATTTCGAGAGATATTTCGGCAGGCCAACGCCGGTGAACCAGCCGTGAATCATGCCGTCGTAGCTGACTAGCGCCGAGGTCTGGGGGTGCAGCATTTTGTGCGCCTCGGGATGGATATTGGCGTCGACGCCGTAACGTTCTTTGAGGAATTTCTGACCGTTTTTGTAGTTCTCCTCCCAAGTCAACTGAACATGCCCGCGACCGTAGTAGCACTGGCCATGTGGGCCGGCGGGCTTGCCGTAAGACTTGCCCGCGCCCTTGCCGTATTCCTCGATCGGCTGCATCGTCTCGGCCGTTTCGTGGAAAAAGGTCGCCAGCGCGTAGGCGAGCCACATCGTCCCATCATTCGGATTGTTCTGCTCGAAATGCTGCTCCCACGTTTCGAGCAGGTAATTTTGGCCATCGACCTGGGATTGCGTGAGGTTGCCTCGAAAGAGATCTTTCCTCACTGTATCAAAGTAGAATTTCCGGTCGTACGGCATCAGACTCTCCCCTGCCAGATCCGCCAGGGCGTCGCCTCTGGACCGTTGAGCCAGATCTTAAAGGCGTCTTCATCGTGATAGACGCCACGATGGATGAGATCCTCGACAACGAATTTCGGCAGGCGCGCCACGAGCTTGTTGACGCCGTGGCGCATCGTTTCTCGGTCGCGCGCGATGCCGTCGAGGATCGGCTCGATGTCCGTGGTTGTTTTCACGTGAAACACATCGGGCTGATCTGTGTCGTAGATCAGCGTGCGGGCGACACCGTCGCGAGCTTCGTAGCGCCTCTTTTGCTCACCCATCGTCGGACTCCTTCCTCCCCTTGCGAAGGTTCTCCGTCTCTGGAATGACCTGTAAATTCCACGGTACATGCAGACCGCAAGAGTTCTTCCCGTTAAGCGGCCCAATATGGTCAACAACATGCTTGACGCCGGTCAGCTTGGTCAACTGACGCGCCTTGCGATAGATCGTAGAAATCGCCGCCTTCTGCTCTTTAGTCAGCCATTTCGGCGTAGCCTGAAGCTGACCTTCCTGACGAATGCGGCTTTTGACCTGATAATAATCAGGATTTGCTTGGTAATGTTGTCGATACCTCTCGCGTTCTGTATCTCTGTTATCATCGCGATATTTTTGATAATAACCTCTATATCTTGTCTTTAATTCATCCTTATTGTCGTGCCAATAAGCTTTAAGTTTTGCCTTACGTTCTTCGTGATTATCATAATAAGACTTCATATTTTTAGCGTTTATCTTTTCACGATGGATATCATCGTTTTGATAACGCTGATTTTGATACGCGCGCCGTTTCTCGTCGGCTAAGGGGTCGTTCTTGCGCGATTGAATCGACCGCTGACAGGCGCGCTCCTTCGCGCCCGGCACAGTCACATATCGCCATTTCTCATAAGCGCTCTTGTACGCTCGCGCGTCAGGGAAATCGGCACGATTTGGCTTCGGGTAGGGAGGGATGTCTTCCATCCCTCCCCTATACATCTCGACCCAAGGCATGTCAATCAGCCTTGTTTCAGGGAGCGGGAGGTGCTTGAGCTATGCCGTTAAAAAGTATATGTGCCAAGCCGTTACGAGTTTCTACGCCCCACTCGACCACTATCATTCTCGTCTCCGCGTCGCCAGTTCGGGCCATGAGATACTGCCGAAACGCTCGGAAGTAGCCTAAAGCCGCGTAATCGGGGTCGAGCAGCAAGCCTACGTCGGGCGGCACCCACCGAGAAGGAATGCACTTCACCCGGCCGAAGTCGGTAGCGATGACGTCGACCGTGCTCACCACCTCGGTTTTGCCCACCAAAACCTGGGTCGTGCTTCTCCCGACAAATGTACTGACCGTGCGCTTCGGCCCCGGCGGCACCACCCACAGCGACGGAGAAGCGCCGTTGGTGTAGGCGAGCTGCATCGCATTGCCCAACATGTCTTCAGTCAACGCGACCGGCGTGCCAGGCGCGTTGAAGACCGCATACTGGGTCGCTGGCAACGTGCCAGGGGTGTCGGGCGACACCGCGCCGCCAGGGCCCGAGCCGCCCTTGCCAACCGCCGTCGCAATGGCGTGCGTCAGCGATTCGGTGACCCGCGCCGTGGTGCCATCGACGCCGTCATTGCGCGCCTGGCGCGAGCACAATGCCGTTTCCATGTCGCTTTTGAGCACCTTGCTGGCCATAGCCATCTGGTGCGCCATTTCCGACGACTTGCCCGCAGCGTCGGATTCTTCTTGTGATCCTGACACGGTCGCATCGCGCTCAGAGATCTGAGTTGCGTTCTGCATCCGAATCGTCGGCTGGGCCGGCGAGTTGGCGAGAACAAAACCTTCGACTTGTGCGTTGGTATGATTAACAACAGGCAAGAATTCAGTTTGCCAGTCGAAGAACCTGTTCTTGACGTTGCGCCTGCGAATAGCTGACATCACCGGCGTGTCGAAGGGATCAATATTATAGATCGCGTTCGACAAGTCTTCTCTATTGCCCACCGCCATATAGGTGGTGAAGGCATTCGTAACCTTTGCCATGGGAAACTCCCGTTAGAGTAGCCTACGAAACACTTCGGCGGTCGCATCTAGCGATCCACTGCTCGCCTGTCGGCGTAATGCTTCGTCGAGCCCTCTCCGTTGCCCATTCCCATTGAGGGGTGTAGCGGCGCCGGGAGTTAACGTTCGACCTTTGCCCGGAATGACAGCCCTTGGTCTGGCCGCCATCATCCGATCATACCTGCTCGCCTTTAGTAATACGGTCAACATACGTGGATCGTATACTGTGGCGACTTCATACTCGCTGAAACCAGCATTCGCCGCGGTGCGCCGCATCGATTGCAGGTGCTTCTTCAGCGTCGGTTCGTCAGGAATCTTGTTGTCCATGACGAATTTCGAAAAGCCTTTTACTGCGTAATCCTGGACCTGT